ATTTATTAAACCGCAATAAATTTCCCCAGTAGCAGGAGAATATAATCTTACTTTACCATCCCAACCTTTGTATCTCCTCGTCTTCTGCATGTACTTTGCAGAGGGAATTTCAAAGGTAAAATATTCTGCTGCCTCTTTGTGGAGATGAGGCTCAGCATGCACTTTTAAATAAACTTCGTTCTTCTTCTGAATAACGAGATCTGCCATGATTTACATTCCACTTTGAAATCTCTCCCACTCAATAGCATTTTTAATTTGGTAGTTACGGCCATTGATTTGACGCAACACACCATCAAGAAAGAAGATCGTTTGTTCTATATAGTCAATCTTCAGTTGTAGCTTTCTGACCTCATCATCAGCAGCAATAAACATTTTAATCTCATCGTTTGTAGTAAGTTTTAAATCAAACGGTGCTGTTTTGTATATGCTTGTTGATGATTTACCCTTATAATATATCCATTTATCTCTAACCATCATTCTCATTTCAGACTCTCTATCTTTTTTCATTAGAGAGAACGTATTAAAAAACTCCATATAACGCATATGGAGTTGAGGTATCCTTACAGATTCTTCACCATACTTATCAGGATCTATTATACTATCTTCCTTCCACATGGTTTGAAGTTGTTCAAGATTCATATATCTAAACTCAATTGAATGTTAGTAGTAAACCTATCATAGGTTATATCATTAGTATGGCAATACATATTAAACACTTTTTTCATTTCATCATGAGAGAGACTACAATGTTTTGCTGCTTGAGGTATGTTCCACTTAGCAGCAAATAGCATTTTAATAGCATACGTTTGTTCTTTCAAATACCTTGGTCTTTAGTCTTAGCAAAGAACTCTTGCATTGAAGAAGATACATCAGGTGGTTCTGGATGTTTATACCCCTTTATCTTCATCCATTCGTTATGCATCGCTTGCATATGCCATGATTGAGCAAGACTCTTAGGACCATTGTCCAATAATTCTCTTTGAGTTTTGCCAAGTATTTTCATACCTGCATACTCTTGCCTCCAATTAGAATCATCCCATTCAGTTTTATACGTTCTTTCTGGGACGTGTTCCTTTCCAACTTTTTTTCGTAATGACACTAAGATACCTCCTATACCACATTATGTATAGACTCTAATACCTTAACACAAATTTAAAATTATTGCAACTACCTCTTAACTTGACTTCCCTTATTCCTTATTTCAAATACAGTATAGTTGAAAGTCGCTGTAGCAGTAAGGAACTCATTATCAGTTCCTGTAACATCGAAAGCTACAGTAGACAATGATACTGGCCAAAGACTTTGAAATACCACATCAAAGTTTACTATATTATTATTGTTTAAAATCTGCAACGTTGCATCAGACCACTTAGCATCATCAGTTTGAGATCTATCATCCATCCTATACTGTTCATTCCATCTCTTCCTATCAATAAAATCAGACGGTGTTCCTAATGCTCTTATCCAATTATGAATCTCCATATAGTTTCTAAGGTCTTCATCAACAATAAAATCTAGAGTCAATTGACCGTACTCAATATTTCCATTCATAGGAATGTCAGCATATCCAGCAGTAGGGATATTAACTTGTCCTAAAGAAATTTCTGGTATTGATGCCCTTTGGCATAGGAAAGAAACCTTCTTTGCTTTATCCAATACGAATATGAATCCTATTGGTGATAGAAAGTTCTTATTTGTTAATTGATCTTTATACCAGTTTGCCATTATAGCAGTACTATTTTAATTATTTATACCCACCGATTAACAACTAATTCAACAGCATTACTTGAATTAACTATCTGACTCTCCACTTCAAATCCTTCAGACTTAGCAACACTGGTAAGTAATTGTATACAATACAACTGTGTTATCTTTTCAAGAAATCTTTCTATTGGTATTTGATGAGACCAAGTTTGTCTATCGGTTATCAACTCATAGCATTGAGTTTGTTTGTTCCATATAAAACCAATATCATCACCTACTGTAACTTCACACATTACTTTCTCGTGGTTGTGTCCTATAGGATTTACTAACTCCCTATTAATATCAACTGGCCAATCATCAAACATCAATGCCTGTATTAATGCTGGTTTGTTTGTGATCTTCGTTTTTATTTTGCTGAAGTGTGACATTGTAGTATTCTGGTTTGTATTCTCTAGAGATAACGTTAACGTTATTTAGAGCCTTCTCAAATGGTAGTGTAACATCTAAACACTGATTTGATTCAACTCCCTGTACCTCTTCTATAACTGTCCCATCCTGTTGGATGATAAATTTAATTTTTTGTTGCTTAGGCATATACTTCTCCAATCTCCCAACAGTTGATACCATCATCTCTAATTATATCCATAGCATACTCTACACGATTGGCAGGTAACACTACACAATATCCTATACCGAGATTGAATACTCTTTTCATTTCATCCATATCTATATTACCTTGACGTTGAATCTCTAAGAAAATATCTGGTACTGTCCAAGAATTCCAATCAATATTTACTTTCAATCCTTTAGGTAAACAACGTGGTAAGTTTTCTGGAATACCACCTCCTGTGATATGAGACATACCATAAATGTCTATCCCATCTTTTAATAAATTTTTCACAACAGGTGCATATATTGTAGTTGGTGTAAGTAACTCAGGATGATTACAATAATTTAACTTAAGTCTACGTGCCAAGTAATTGACAATACTATATCCATTACTATGAAGACCACTACTTGCTAGTCCAATTACTCTATCACTTGGTTTAATACTCTTACCATCTATAATGTCTTTCTGCTCTACTATACCAGTACAGAAACCAGCAAGGTCAATCTTCATCTGATACTGAGGATGTTCAGCAGTTTCTCCACCTAAGAGATTCATTTCCGCAATCTCACATCCCTTAAGGATGCCCACCATAATATCAGCAATATTACTATTCAACTTCTGAGTAGAAATATAATCTAAAAAGTATAATGGTTTAGCACCACATGTAATTATATCATTGACACACATAGCAACAAGATCTATACCTATGGTAGTATAGTCATTAGCAGCTTGTGCAATATCAATCTTAGTTCCTACACCATCAGTTCCAGAAACCAAAACAGGTTCCTCATATCCTACAGGAACCTTAAACATACCACCAAACCCACCAAGGGCTGGAACTTTTTGTTTTAGATCTTCTACAAATTTATTACCAGCATCTATATCAACACCAGCAGTTTTATAATCTAATACGATTCCCTCTTCTTTAAAGTCAAGAGGATCATCCCAATTTTTATCAGTCATAATGAATTAAGAATGTATGCTACACACAACACAATCAGGACATTCGTATTCCTGTTCATAGTTATGCAACTTATCTATTATTCTATCATACTCTAGTGCTTTTGTCCCAGTCGCATATGATCTATAATATTCACATGCCAATAGAATGCGGTTCATTTCCTTTTCATTAAATTGCATCAGTCTACTCATAGCACTAAGTATATATGCATAAAAAAAGAGACCCATATAGGGTCTCTTTGATCCATCTCGAACCGAGATATTTATATCACATGAGGTTTGCAACCTGTACACGTCTGTAGTACTTGTTGCTATTTGCTGTAAGAGCACCAGAACCTTGTGTAAGACCTTGTGAGAATGGGTTTGAAACCATGCCGTAACGAGTCTTAAATCCAATTTTTGGTTGGAAGGTGTTAGGATTTATTGCTCTGACCTGCTGTAGAGGTACATATGGGCAATAGAATAATCCAGCATCATAAGGAGATGTTCCTTTGTATCCAGCAACGTAGAAGTGCTTATCACTTACGTTAGCAGAATAAGGGTCAACGTAAACCTTAATGCGTCCGTTAAGAGTACCAACTAGAGTACTTCCAGTGTCATCAACACCAGTAAGAGCATTGTTACCGTTAAGAGCAGGTGTGTAATCTAGAACACCAGCCATTCCAAGAGCAGAAGCCACATCAGCAGAACAGATGAGGATGTTACCCTTCCCACGACGAGTTTGCTGACCGATAGCGTTAGCATCTCTTTCTATCTGGAAAAGAAGTCCTTTGAATTTCTCAACTGACCATCTACCATTTGAGTCAACGTCAAGGTCAAATATACCAGCATCAGCAGTATTGTTCTGAGCACCTTCTACTGCGTTAACGTAGACTGTACGAACAACTTCTCTGTTGATTTCAGCAAGTATCTCTGTTGAGAGAATATTTGATAACTCTTGCTCGGCATCAAGACCATGAATCGCTTTCAAGTCTTGAGCAAGCTCGATACTGTACTCAGCTTTTAAAGCACGAGACTTCGCAGTCACCGTAACTTTCTCTATGCTGAATCCCATCTCTCTGAAAGCAGTAGCAGCAGATGAGTCATCTAATGCTTCAGCAGTCGTTGTTGCCATTCCTTGAGCATCACCTGTTAACTCGTAAGTTCCTGGTGAAGAATCGTTTAGAACGGATGGGTTGTTACCTTGAGCGTCGTTAGTTGCATCAGAAGCACTAGGATCATAGTCAGCAAGACGATTACCTGGGCCACCTGAGAAACCAGCGTTGGGCTCATTGAAGAATGCTTCTCTGTATGCTGCATCCGTAGCATCTCTTTCTGTACCGTAGTTGGTTCTCATCGCAAAGATAAGTCCTGTTGGACCTGTCATTGGTTGAACACCAGCAATGTCATAAGCAATTAGCTTAGGCATTGAACGACGGATAAGGCTGATTAGAACGGGGTCGAAACCAGCAACTGGACCTGTGGCGGTACTACTAGCACCATATCCACCTGTACCTACAGTTTGAAGAGTTTCGTTAAGAACGTTTCCTTCTTCAATCTGTGCTTTTTCTTGGTTCTCAAGAAGTTGGGCTACAACGCCTTTCTTATATGCATCCTCGATCTCTGGAAGAGCATCGTGATTAAGAACAGGGGCCCACTTTTCTTGGAGTTGTTTAATGTTAGACATTAGTTTGTGTTTTCCTTTAAGTGTATAATTATTTTGACCAACGAGAAATTGCATCGACGTATTTACCCATCGTGCCAGTTTCGTTGTTTTCTACCAAAGGTGCAGATGCTTCTTCGGTGGGTTCAGTTGTTTCAGTAACAACTTCAGCCTTCCTAGTGAAGTATGATTCCTTGATAGTTTCGACTTTCTTACGGAAGTCTTCTTCAGTTTCAAACTCAACCCCTTCAGCTAATGAAACAAGCTTTTCCTTTTGGGTTTCAGCAAGTCCAGTAGCACATTCGGTCACAATTTCCATCTTAACAAAATCTCCAATCCTCTTATTCAATGAGACATTAGAGTCGATCTGTTCGTTGAGCTTTTTCTCCATATCATTTAGCTCTTCAGCCATGCCGTCAAGCAGGTTGAATTTTTCTTCGGGTACAGTAAAGTTCTGTTCCACGAATAACTTTTTGAGCCCATTGAAGAATGATTCTGCCATCTCCGTCTTGATACCATGCTCAACAGCGAGGGAATTTTCCTCGAGCCACTGTTTTGCAGCATAAGAGATGTAGTCATCAACCTTCTCGGCCAATTCTGTTTTAACCTTTTCGACTTCTTCAGTCAGCGTAGATTCAAACGCTTCTTGCAACGCTTTAACTTCCTCGTTAACCTTTTGTGTTACAACTGCTTCAAAGAGTGTCTTCGCTTTTTCTTGGAACTCTTCGCTTAGTTCTTCACCAGCGACAAGAGCGTTAACATCTTCAGTAAAGTCGTACTTGGTTTCAGGGGTTTCTTCTTGGATGGTTTCTTCGCCATCTTTTACCTCCACGTCATCAAAGATCTTACCAGATAATGCGGCACCTACGTTACCAGTACCTGCGTCAGAAGATTTAGTCTTAATTGACTTGTCTCCTTCTTTTGCTGTAGAACCAGCGGCTGAAGCACCAAGGTTCTTAGTACCTTTAGCACCTTCTTCTGATTTACTATCAGTTCCCCCAATAGCATTAAAATTTCCACCAGATGTATCTATCTTTTCACCAGGCTTTGCACCTTGTTTGATAGCGGTAGAACCAGTAGCTGCGTCTTCGCTCACTTGCTCCATATTATCTAGCTCTTTAGTAGAGGTCTCAGACATTTGTTTAAACTCCGATTAGATCTTGCGTTGTCTTTATTTATTTATAAATCACAAACTCTTTAGAAACTTACTGAATGCGGAAACCTTCCGTTCTTGTATGTTTATAAGTGTTGCTTGATCAATTTCTTGCTTTATTTGAACAATAGCAGACTCTTTAAGTAATCCATTATCCCAAACCCATTCTTTTCCTTCCATAATTCCATCAACAAAAGCATCTGGTGCTGATGGATCTGCTACTATATCAGCAGCAGTAGCAAGCATGAAATCATCTTGCACTACGTTACAGCCCTCCTCTTGTCGAAGAGAACCCATACCACGACTGGAAACACCGAGACTCACACCTTCATCAAGGAGTGACTTTGCAATGTTACCCATAGGGGTATCTAGAATCTTTGCACGTCCAATAAAATTATTACCTTCTGCTCTAAGAGATTCTATCTTATGAGAAACTTTATCCAAATTGATGGAAGGTCCATCTGGATGTCCTAACTCACCAAGAGC